ACGCTGGAATTTTAGCGCATTTGCATACCTTATGGCAACCCCATCATTCACATTAACAGTTATCTGCATACGATGCAATTTCATCTCGCGCATCGCCTTGTCAAAATACCGCATCGCGCCGCGTAACATCTTAACGCCGTGACCCTCAACGACCGGCGTAGTCAGCATCCACGCCTCAGCCACGCCCGGCCACAACTTACACACACCAAAGAACAACGCCATCTGCCCACGATACAGCGCGGTGTGCGACCACTCTTCGGCGGTGTACAGCTTCAGCACGTCCACAAAGTTCGGTATATTGTCAAAGTAATTTTGTGTATGAAAACGTAGCTTGACATTCAGCGGATGCGCCCAATGGAACTTAACAAAACTTACATCTGGGCTATTGACTATGTCGCCAATGGGATTATGTTTATATGCATTCATATGTAAATCCTCCCCAACTGCCCCGGCTCGATGCCGGGGATTTTTTTATATCTCTTCTATTTCACTATCAACAACGTCACCAATCTCAATCAGATCGTACTCACCGCCCTCGCGCAGCTCACGCAGGGCGCTGTCATACGCATGATCAACATCATCAGCGCCAACAATGATCTCAACCACAACCTCAACTTTAAATCTTACGTTATATGTGTCTTGCATTTTACTCTCCCATTAAAAAACATCAAAATCCATATTGGCAACAGACTGCTTAAACTGCGCCTTGCCCAAGTAGTTCCTAGTCATAGCACGATGTTCACCGCCGCCCAACATTAAATAGCCATACGCATCACCAACGTGTGAATGCTCATTCTTGTTCGGCGCATCCTTAAATCGTTCCTGACCGCCGCCCATTGCCACACGTTTAAAGTGATAGCCACCAGCCAGTGACTTACGCACCTTGTGGCAGTTCTTGCCAACAATGACCCCCGGCTTGCCGTCAATCAATCTATTCATCGGCATTGCGCCAGCTTCACGCCGCACCATAAAATCATTTGATGCAGTCGGTTGCGCCTTCAGACCCAACGTCCTGAGATGATCAAACGCCGTCACCTCAAAGATTTCATCTCGCTTGACACCAGCCGGATCACCCCAGATCATCACATCATTCTTCGGGAAATGCGTCTGGATGTCAGCCATCAGATGATGACAGAACCGCTCTAGCCCCATATCGAACGCAACTAGCTCATGCACGACATGCCATCGACCATTCGGTAGTTTCTGCCCAAACACCGCCGCAGGCGTTAAACCAAAGTCAAGCCCGATATGCACCGGCAGCGCAGGCTCAATCTCAACATCACCCGACATCAAGCTATCACTAAACTCATGCCAAACCGGCTTGCCGTCTTGCACATACACATACTGCGCCCCAGCGTAACACTGTATCCAATCCAGCGTTTTACCGGCTAGCTGCTGTTCGTAATAACCTTTCGGCAGATTGTTGATATTCTCAGCCAGCGGATTGTTGATCCAATACTTGCTAGCCGCAAATATATTATCCTCATGCTCTTTCGTTCCCTCGATAACTCCGCCCGGCTGTTTGTAGAACTTCCAAGGGTACTTGCCCCTAATCGGATTTTTCTCAGCTAGGTTCGGCCACCAGTGGTCACTATCCATCGGGTTGGTACTCATCCACACACCACGCCAAGGACAACCGCCGTGCTTCTTGGTCGGATAACGACCAACCCTCGATGTCAACCCATCGACCACCGCCTTCGGTAACTCTCGCGCCTCATCAATAAAGCCGCCGGTCAATTCCAGAGACAACAGCTTACGCACATCACGCGGTTGGTCTAACGCCAGAAAGATCACCTCACAATCAAGCCCAGCCGCGCCATCACGCGGCGGTAGCTTGATGTGATGGGTGATCGGTGGCGACCAACGCATTTGACCCCAAGTGTTCTCAGGAAATATCTCTTGCCACGTTTTGATAGTAGTCGTCCGCAATTCCGGATAAGAATTTCGTATCACTGCAAATCTGGAATACCTGACCCCATCCACTGGTGATGGCGGCTGTTTTACTGCCCTCAGTATCACTTCCGCAAGCGAAGCAAAGGTCTTGCCAGACCCTACCGGCCCCATCAACCCACGCACAAAGGAATCGTCTTGCAAAAATTTCCATACCGTAGGACTTTCCGAAAAATCTAAACTTAACCCAGTCAGCGCTTCCGGCTTCACCTTGCCACGCCGCTTCGACCTATCTGTAGCACGTTCCGATCTACTCATCATCATCCTCTGGCGTAAAAATTATAACCATATCTGTCGTGACGCGCTCAACCTCAGCCTCAAGCATTACGCCGCGACAGTGACTGCACACGACTTGCTGGCTATTCTCAAACACATAGCCCGATGTCTCTTCGCCGCAATCCTCACACTCAACAGGATTAGCAAAGAACCGCACAAACTTACGATCATTTATTCCGATTACGTTTGACACTAGCGCCGTTACCTTTCCGCAAATACGCCCACCGCTTCCGAAACCTATGCTCAGGAATTGGTATCTCCGGTATGCGTAACAACTCAACTAACACCTGATCAGTCGTCTGTTTCTTTATCATCTAATACCTCATACGTTGTCGTCTTTGGCCCGGTCACGTTAATCCCGATCATGCTAGGCCGCTGATCATCACTGTTCGGCTCAAGTAACCCTCGATGCTTCGCCAATAGCCGCAAGGCCGATAGCTTGTCGTGCATTTCCACCTCAATACTATTGCCGTGTTGCGTAGGCGTTACCTTCACCTTCTTAACCCCACGCCGTGCGCGGTCACTCAATTTATCTGACGGCGTTAAAAACACCTGACCCAGATCATCCCAGTTCAGCACATCAGTGATAGCGCCAGAGCCAATAGCCTCAAGCTCTTGCACTACCGCCTCACGTTTGTCTACGTCCGGGCTGGCTAGCGCCGCACGTTGCTGTCTAACTGTCATTGGCTTCTTGTTCACCATCAATACACTCCGATCCTATAGCCGCATAGCCTGCCAAGTCAATCCAGCTATCCTGATGGTCTGGCGTTTCTACCAGACGCGCTAGCTTTACCGCTGCCATAGCCATCGCTACCTGATGCGCTTTGACCTCACGGCCGAATATCACTGTCCACAATACCGCAATTCTTTCGTGATTGGTATACACATCACCGTAGTCATCTCCGCGATTGGCTACCGTACCCAGTGCGGTTTCTAATAATTGTTGTTTGTCCATTTCGTTTTTCCATTTTCTTCCAAAATTTTGTGTGAGACCCCTACGTTATAGGACGGGGGCGGGGGAGGGGAAGGGTCGCTTCCACAGAACAGAGGGGGTATCGACCTTCTGCCTGCCGTGCAAAACCAAACCACCATTTGCCTCACTGCACGACACCGACATGACGCGCCACATCTGCGAGCGAAGGCACCCCTGCCCTACGTTCAATGGCTTGGTCACACACGACCAGCGTTGCCGCAATGATGTCGTCAACACTATGCCCTGTCGCCGCCAGCTTTCGGGCGTGAGCTATCTCATTGTCGAACAGCCTGACCTGTCCTGTCGCCTTTTGGACAGCCGACAGAAAGGCGTGAGCGAGAGAGTGAGAGAGTAGTTCTACATCCCCTTTAACCCCTTTATCTTCTATTGGTACGACTTCCTGATCATCGACCATCTGCAACGGTTTCGCCCTCTGCATCTCTTCGTATGTCGGCAACGGTTCGTCACCATCCCACAACACCTGATACCTGTTCGTATACCAGCCCTTGTCACTCCGCTGGTAATCCTTCGGATGCAACTGCCGGACGTACTTCTTACGCTTCAACACCTTCAATGCTTCGAGCGGTGTGCGATGTTCGGCATAGCCTGTCACCTGACATATTGTTTCAAGCGATGGCCAGCACACACCAGCACGATTGGTAAAGCTACATATCGCACCCAGCACACGCAGTTCGCGTTCCTTCAACGTGCGATCTTTGAACACACGCATCGGCATGACCGACCACGGTCTTTTGTTTTCAGAAAGGTATGTCATCATCTAATTCCTCAATAGGTGTTACACTTACTACCTCAGCACCGGCAAAGATACTCTTAACCTTGTCCACCTGTGCGTGTATCTTTTTGATCTGCTCTTGATCCTTGGCATGAAGCACACGCCCGATCTCTTGAATAGAATACACACACATATCCCTATTCTCACGCGCAACCTTACCGGCCTCAAACTTATCAGCACAGATTGCCAGCACCTTGCCATCAGGCATCAGACCCTCAACATAATCACCGGTCAGTTCTTTAGCCCCTAACTCTCTGGCTTCACGTTCCAGCACCTGATACGCCCTGCACATCACTTCAGCCTGATGTATTGCGTCACGACCATCATTCTTGGTCAGAGCATTCCAGAGCTTCTCACGCTGTTGATGAAACTTAGCTCTGGTATTCTCACTGACCAGCTCTTGCAGTCTGTCCACACCCCATCGCTTCTC